CAACAATGCAAGGTATTCAGACAAAGAGTTGTCTGAATCAGAAAAGAGATTCAATGACGTTTGATCCTGTAGCTGAAGCGCTGGCTCCGTGGAAGGTTGAGGATTACCTCAACGCCACGGATTACCAGCTCAATCCAAACTATGTGCCGAGTGAGTTTGCACTGGAGTTCGTGACGTTCATCAAGCTGGTCAATGGCCAGCAGGGTGAGGAGCACAAGACTCCGCTGGTGCACTACCGCATGCTCGACACCCTGACCCAGGGCGGTAAGCGGGTGATCAACCTCTGTCACCGAGGCATTGCCAAGACCACGGTGATGGGTGAGTACCTGTTCCTGTTCGTGGCCACCTATGGGGAGATCCCTGGCTTCGGCCGGATCGACCTGGCGCTCTACGTCTCGGACTCGATCGAGAACGGTGTCAAGAACATGCGGAAGAACTTGGAGTTCCGCTGGGACAACAGCGACTTCCTGAAGCAGTACGTCCCCGAGATCCGGTTTACCGACATCCGCTGGGAGTTCAAGAACGCTGACGGCAAGGTGTTCATCGTCAAAGGCTACGGAGCCAAGACCGGTGTCCGGGGTGCCAAGGAGATGGGCAAGCGGCCGCAGCTGGCGGTGCTTGATGACTTGATCTCGGATGAGGATGCCCGGTCGACCACGGTGATCGCTGCGGTGGAGGACACGGTTTACAAGGCGGTCAACTACGCCTTGCACCCGACCAAGAACATGATCATCTGGTCCGGTACGCCGTTCAATGCGAAAGATCCGCTGTACAAGGCAGTCGAGTCCGGAGCCTGGGCGGTCAACGTCTTCCCAGTGTGCGAGCAGTTTCCGTGCGAGCGATCGGAGTTCCGTGGCTCATGGCCTGATCGATTCACGTTTGACTACGTGAAGGAGCAGTACGACAACGCTGTGAAGCTGGGCAAGGTCGAGACGTTCAACCAGGAACTGATGCTGCGAATCATGTCCGAAGAAGACAGAATGATTCAGGACGGCGACATTGGTTGGTACAAAATCGACGCTGTGCTGCGGAACAAGAGCAAGTTCAACTTCTACATCACCACTGACTTTGCCACTTCGCTGAAGGACAAAGCCGACTTCTCGGTGATCAGTGTTTGGGCGTACAACAACGTGGGCGATTGGCTCTGGGTTGATGGAGTCTGCAAGCGCCAGCTCATGGACAAGAATATCGATGCACTCTTCCGACTTGCTCAACTCTACAAGCCCCAGTCCGTGGGTATTGAGGTTACTGGTCAGCAGGGTGGATTCATCCAATGGATCCAGGGACAAATGTTGGACCGGAACATTTACTTCCCTCTTGCATCGGAAGGAAATGACAGCAAACCCGGAATCCGACCCAACACCAACAAGATGGTTCGTTTTAACACCGTGGTTCCTTTGTTCAAGGCACGCAAAGTCTTCTTCCCGATAGAACGGAAGCAGGAAGATACAATGCTGGAAGCCATGAATGAACTGAGCCTGGTTTCTGTTTCTGGCTTCAGAAGTAAGCACGATGACTTCCTCGACACGATCTCGATGCTGTCGTCACTTAATCCATGGAAACCATCGGAAGAAGCCCCAATGGTCGAATCAGGAAAAGGTGAGGGAATGTGGGACATCGACACTGGTGATGAGCCCATTGACCGAATGGCGTCATACATCGTTTAAGGAATGCCCATGAAACTTCAAGAAGTCTTTGACCAGCTCACGCATGGCGAGCTATCCCAACTCAGCATCGGCGGCAATGAAGCAGGGGTGATTGCTCCTGCAAACTACAACCGTTTGGTTCCACATGTGAACCTGGGCCTGACGGCGCTGTACAAGCGATTTCCTCTGAAAGAAGGTCGTTTGATCTTGGAACTGCAGAGTGGTCGAACCACGTACCCGATCCACAGCAACTATGCCGTGAGCAGCCGGACTTCCAGAGAGACGGTTCGCTACATCAAGGACAGCACTGCGGCTCCGTTCAAGGATGACATCCACAAGATCGAACGGGTGTACACCAGCCTGGGTCATGAGTTTGGCTTGAACGATGAGGCCGATCCTTACGGGATGTTCACGCCTAGTGCGGCGGTGCTTCGTGTGCCGGCCGACGTAGCTGCTCAGGTGATTGGTTTGCCGGATGAGCTGAAGTCTCCCCGTGTGGAGCTGGTCTACCGAGCCAACCATCCTCTGATCATCGCTGATGGTGCAGATCTGGAGCCCGATTCCCTGGAGCTCGAGTTGCCCTACAGCCACTTGGAGCCTCTCCTGTTCTACATCGCCAGCCGTGTGCACACACCGACCGGCATGACGAACGAGACAAACATGGGGAACACCTACTTTGCCAAGTACGAGGCATCGTGCCAGCAGCTGGAGTTGGTCAACCTGCGTGTTGATCAGGGTGGTCAAGCCGACCGCATCTCTCGCAACGGCTGGGTCTAAGGAGAAACCATGGCCGAGCGTGATCCCCGTCTTGAGCGTGCTGGTGTTTCTGGTTTCAACAAGCCAAAGCGAACGCCTGGCCATCCGACCAAGAGCCACGTTGTCGTGGCCAAGTCAGGTGTGCAGGTCAAGACGATCCGCTTTGGCCAACAAGGTGTTTCAGGCAGTCCCAAGAAAGATGGGGAGTCTGATTCCTACCGCAAGCGCCGTGAATCTTTCAAAGCCCGACATGCCAGCAACATTGCCAAAGGCAAGATGAGTGCAGCTTACTGGGCTGACAAAGTGAAGTGGTAAAAGAAAAGGCCTCTGATTGGGGCCTTGGTTTATTTCCCGGAAGATCCGAATCCTCCTGATCCACGGTCCGTCTCATCAAGAGAATCGACCAGTTCCAGCGTCACATCCGCAACCGGAACGATCATGAATTGAAGGATTCGATCTCCAGCTTCCCAGTGAAATGGGATGCCAGACTTGGTTCGTAAGGCAGCTTTCCACTCGCCGCGATAATCCGAGTCGATGACGCCACAGGTGTTGTTGAGTTCCATTCCGTGCTTGGCTCCGGTACTGGAACGCGGCAGCAAAAGACCGATATGGCCGGGGGGAACTGCAGCTGCAAACCCTAGTCCGACCATCTGAGTTGCCGCAGTTGCGGTGCCAGCATTGGGCATGAATACATCAAAGGCTCCTGCTTTGTCAGTTGCCTTTGTTGGCATAATGAATGCCTGATGAAGAGATTGAATGTGCATTCTGTTGCTCTTTTGAGTTGATGGGGTGTTTACCGCTATTCGGAGAACGACTTAATTATGAACCAACTGAACAAGACTTCGGAAGTGGAAACACCCCCACTCACCAATTGGAAAAACGCCCCGACTCTGGCAAACCTGAAGCAGGATTTGCTGGATGCTCAGTCGGTGCACGATGCACAGGAAACCAAGATCAGCGAATGGCTGGACAACCTGAATGTCACAGGTAAAGCCAAGATCCAGACAGCCAAAGGCAATTCTGCGATCGTTCCCAAGCTGATCCGCAAGCAAGCCGAGTGGCGCTATGCCTCTCTGAGCGAGCCGTTCCTCAGCACCGACGACATCTTCAACGTCAAGCCTGTGACCTGGGAGGATCGCAATGCGGCTCACCAGAATCAGCTGGTTTTGAACCACCAGTTCAACACGGCGATCGACAAGGTTCGGTTCATTGACGAGTACGTCCGTGCTGCGGTGGATGAGGGCACGGTGATCGTTCGGGTGGGCTGGGAGTTCATTGAAGAGGAGTACGTTGGCACCTTCCCCAAGGTCGAATTCAGGGTAAACCCTGAGTTGGCCCCATTGCATGAGCACCTCCACCAGATGATGGAGGAGTCTCCCAGCGAGTACGAAACGGATGTTCCCGAGGAACTGAAGCAGGCTCACGAGCTGACGATGGAGCAGGGTCAGCCGATCGAGCCAGTGATCATCGGTGAGGTCGAGGAGAAACGGATTCGAACGGTGGCCAATCGGCCGACGCTGGAAGTCTGTGACTACCGCAACGTGATCATCGATCCTACCTGCATGGGTGACATCGAGAAGGCTGGCTTCGTGGTTTACAGCTTTGAGTCTTCGCTTTCCCAGCTGGAGAAGGAAGGCAAGAAGTACAAGAACCTGGACAAAATCAACATCTCGAACAGCTCGATCCTGGGTGTTCCGGACCACCATTCTTCGGATGGTTCCAAGACCTTCAACTTCAGCGACGAGCCCCGCAAGAAGTTTGTGGTCTACGAGTACTGGGGCTACTGGGACATCGACGGCACCGGCATCGTCAAGCCATTTGTTGCCGCCTGGGTAGGGAATACCCTGATCCGTCTGGAAGAGAACCCTTTCCCCGACAAGAAGATCCCGTTTGTTGTCGAGCAGTACCTGCCTGTGCGCAAAAGCACGTATGGCGAGCCAGATGGCGCTCTGCTGGAAGACAACCAAAAGGTCATTGGTGCGGTCACTCGAGGAATGATCGACATCATGGGTAAGTCGGCCAATGGCCAGACCGGTATCCGCAAGGACATGCTGGATACGACCAACAAACGCAAGTTCGACAAGGGCCAGGACTACGAGTTCAATGCCAACGTCGATCCTCGCCAGGGTGTGTTCATGCACACCTACCCTGAGATCCCTGCATCGGCTCAGTTCATGCTGGGTTTGCAGAATCAGGAAGCCGAATCGCTGACTGGGGTGAAGTCCTACTCGGCTGGCGTCTCTGGCGCTTCCCTGGGCGATGTGGCTGCAGGCGTTCGTGGTGCTCTGGACGCTGCTTCCAAGCGCGAGCTCGGCATCCTGCGCCGCCTGTCGAACGGCATCATCAAGATCGGCCGCAAGATGATCAGCATGAACGCCGAGTTCTTGTCTGAGAAAGAGGTTGTCCGAGTCACCAACGACGAATTTGCCGTGGTTCACAAGGACGATCTGCCTGGTCACTTCGATCTGCGCCTGTCGATCTCCACTGCAGAAGAGGACAACAACAAGGCTGAGCAGTTGGCTTTCCTTCTTCAGACCGTGGGTCCGAATTCAGACCCAGAAATGATGAAGATGATCCTGTCGGACATCGCCAAGCTGCGCAAAATGCCTGATTTGGCCAAGCGGATCGAGTCGTATCAGCCTCAACCTGACCCATTGGCTCAGGAAGAAGCCCAATTGCGCATCGAATTGCTCAAAGCACAGATTGCCAAAGAGAATGCACTTGCAATGCAGCACCAATCTCAGGCTCAACTGGACATGGCCAAGGCTGGAACCGAGCAAGTCAAGCAAGGAAACATCCAATCCGACACCGACATCAAGAATCTGGACTTTGTTGAACAGGAATCGGGTGTAAAACAGGAACGGGCCAAGGAATTGCACGGTGAACAGGCCAGAAGCCAAGCTCAATTGAAGCTTATGGACCGCCAATTTGCGATAGAAGACCAAGATCGTGATCTTCTCAAAGAGTACTTGCTGAAAAAGAACCAATAAATGCTTTACATTACGGGCTTGAAGCACTTAGGTGCTTCAAACTCTATTAACTTCAGAAAGCACTGGTAGACCCATGAGTAACGCAACAATCCAAGCGATTGAAGACAACATTCGGCAGGCACGAAAGATCGTTGAAGTTGGAGAGGCGCTTGAGCGACTCAAGAACAACAAGGATTTCAAGAAGGTCATGATTGAAGGCTACTTCGAACAAGAAGCCATTCGACTGGTTCACCTGAAATCGGATCAGAACGTCCAAAGCCCTGACATGCAGAAATCGATCAACGCTCAAATCGACGCCATTGGTGCCGTGAGCCAGTATTTCAGCACCGTCCTTCACAAAGCCTCGATTGCCCGTAAAGCCATCACTTCGGATGAAGAAGCCCGTGACGAAATCCTCGAAGAGGAGTTGAACAATGGCTGATCCAACCACCGAAGCCGTCCAACCCTCCTACCTGGAGATGTCGGACGAGGAGATCATGAACAGCTCTTTCCCTGCAGAAGTTCCTGCAGCGCCAGCTGAAGAAGTGGTCGATGAAGCTGAAGACGAGCCTGCGGAAACTCCAGCTGCTGAAGCTGAAGCACCCGAGGCGACGGACGCTGACGATGAGGACGCCGGTACGGCGGCTGAAGAGGAAGCGGACGAAGCCGACGAGAACAAGGAAACACCGGAAGCAGAAGCGGAAGCTCCTGAATCTGATACCAAGAAGAAAACAGAAGAGAAAGCTGACGAGTCGGAGAAGAAACCTGATGAAGCAGCTGTCGATTTCGAAGCAGAGTACAAGCGTCTTCTGACTCCCTTCAAGGCAAACGGACGAGAGATCGCCGTCAAGAGCGTCGATGACGCAATTGCCTTGATGCAGATGGGAGCCAACTACAACAAGAAGATGGCTGCTCTGAAACCGAATCTGAAGCTCATGAAGATGTTGGAAAACAACGGTCTTCTGAGTGAGGATAAGATTGGCTTTTTGATCGACCTGGAAAAGAAAAACCCAGCGGCGATCAACAAGCTGGTCAAGGACAGCGGCATCGATCCTATGGATCTTGACGCTGAAAAAGCAAGCGGATATAAGCAGACTGCTTACACTGTTGATGACCGCGAGATTGAGCTGGATACGGTGCTGGATGAAATCCAGGGAACACCTTCGTACAACCGGACGCTCGAAATTGTTAGCACTAAGTGGGATGCGGCAAGTAAACAGGTAATCGCTGGATCACCTCAACTGCTGAAAGTCATCAATGGCCATGTTGAAAGTGGCATTTACGACCTGATCAGCAAAGAGATGGAAAGCGAGCGCGTGTTTGGTCGCTTGAATGGTTTGTCAGACATCGAAGCCTATCGGCAAGTCGGTGATGCTCTCAACGCAAAGGGTGCGTTTAACTCGTTGGCTCAGGGTAGCTCCCCGACTCAACAGAAACCAGCTACCCAGCCTGTTGTGGTCACTCCGAAACCAAAGGTCGAAGACGACAAGCTGAAAGACAAACGGCGAGCTGCAAGCTCCACGAAGCCGGCTGCGCCTGCATCCGTACCCAAGGATTTCAACCCCTTGGCTCTGTCGGATGAAGAGTTCACGAAGCTGGTTAACAAACAATTTCTGTAAACACGAAGGATCACTACCATGTCCATGCAATACAAAAACCCTCCTACCACCGCTTCGAGCGCTGGTCCTCAAATCAACACCCAGTACTACGAAAAGAAGGCCCTCATTGAGGCCCAAAAAGAGCAGTACTTCACCCAGCTGGCTGACGTTGCTTCCATGCCCAAGAACATGGGCAAGAAGATCAAGCGTTACCACTACCTGCCTCTGCTCGATGACGCCAACATCAACGACCAGGGTATCGACGCTTCGGGCGCAACCATCGCCAACGGTAACCTCTATGGTTCCAGCAAAGACATCGGCACCATCAGCGGCAAGATGCCTGCTCTGAGCGAGACCGGTGGTCGCGTAAACCGTGTTGGTTTCAAGCGTAAAGAGATCGAAGGCACTCTGGAGAAGTTCGGCTTCTTCGACGAGTACACCCAAGAGTCTTTGGACTTCGACACCGACGCGGATCTGATGATGCACATCAACCGCGAGATGATCATGGGTGCCAACGAGATCACCGAAGACGCTCTGCAGATCGACTTGCTGAACGCCGCTGGTGTGATCAAGTACGCCGGTAACGCTACGTCGAACGCCACCATCGGTGCCGACGACATCGTGACCTACAGCGATCTGATGCGCTTGTCGATTGACCTCGACAACAACCGCACTCCCAAGCACACCAAGGTGATCACTGGTTCGCGCATGGTCGACACCAAGACCATTCCTTCCGCCCGTGTTGCCTACATCGGCTCTGAGTTGCTGCCTACCTTCAAAGCCATGAAGGATCTGCACGACAACGCCGCTTTCATCAGCGTTGAGAAGTACGCCGCTGGCGGTACGACTCTGGTTGGTGAAGTTGGTTCTGTCGATCAGTTCCGCCTGGTGGTGGTGCCTGAGATGATGAAGTGGGCCGGTGCTGGTGTGGCTGACGCTACCAACGCCACCTACGAAACCAACGGTCTGTGCGATGTGTTCCCGATCCTCGTGGTTGGTGACGAGTCGTTCACTACCATCGGTTTCCAAACCGATGGCAAGAGCGTGAAGTTCAAGATCACCCACAAGGCTCCTGGCGAGGCTACTGCCGACCGCACTGATCCTTACGGTGAGACCGGCTTCATGTCGATCAAGTGGTACTACGGTTTCATGGCTCTGCGTCCTGAGCGCATCGCCTTGATCAAGACCGCTGCCAAGCTGTAATCAGCAAACGAGTGGGGATGATCTGAAAGGGTCATCCCCCTTCCCATAAACCAAGGAACCGCAATGTCATCCGATACCGACGAAATCCTGACTCAAGACGAGTTGACCACCCTCAAAGCCCGTGCAGATCTGCTCGGCATCACCTATCACCCCTCGATTGGATTGGAGAAACTCCGTGAAAAAATCAATGCCGCAACCTCCGATGAAGTCCCCCAAGCCAATGCCGGCCAAGCCAGCCCCCAAGAAGAAAATGTGAATCAGAAGCGTGCACGCCTGAAGAAGGAAGCCCTCGAGCTGGTGCGTATTCGTGTGACTTGCATGAATCCGGCCAAAGCTGAGTGGGAAGGTGAGATCTTCACCGTTGGCAACTCTGCCATTGGTTCCGTCACCAAGTACGTGCCGTTCAACGCCGATGCTGGTTGGCATGTGCCCCGCATCATCTACCAACAGCTTGCTGAGCGTCAGTGCCAGATCTTCACTACGGTGACTGATTCCCGTGGCAACAAGAGCCGCAAAGGCAAGCTGATCCGTGAGTTCGCAATCGAAGTGATGCCTCCTCTGACTCCTGCAGAGTTGCACGAACTGGCTCAACGCCAGGCCATGGCCAAAGCCATCGATTAAGTAGCACCCAAGCCTGGATAGACCTATGACCACCATTGCAGTAACAGACCTGACCTCAGCCACCCTTGAAGGTACGGGTGTCTTTGATGTTCTGATGCGAGCCAACAAAGCTCACCTTGAAGCCGAGTTCAACAAGAACCGCATCAAGGGTGCAGAGTACGCCACGGTCTATCTGGGCTCATTGACCCAAGTGATGCAGACTGCTCTGCAGTTCCTACTCACCAAAGAGAAGACCGATCTCGAAGCCCAGCTGCTTGAAAAGCAGATCCTGTTGGCTCAGAAACAGATCGACAAAGCCACCGCTGAACTGACTCAGATCGCTGCACAGACCGAGCTGATCAATCAGCAGAAGGCGAACCTCATTGCCGAAGCAGCCAACATCCCCAAGCAAGGTTTGGTGTTGGATGCTCAGAAACTTCAGATCACCCAGCAGACAACCAACCTGCTGGCCGAGAGCTTGAACATTCCCAAGCAGGGTTTCCTGATCGACGCCAACAAAGCACAGGTCGTTCAGCAGACAGAAAATCTGGTGTCCACCAAGCTCCAGGTCGAAGCCCAGACGCTGCTGATCAACCAGCAGAAAGCCAATGCCGTCATCGAAGGCACTGTGCTCGTGGCTCAAGAATGCAAGCTGCGTGCTGAGTTCGATCTCATCACAAGCAACACCGTCAAGTCGGCTCAAGAAACTGCGTTGCTGACCCAGAAGGTAGTCACTGAGCGTGCTCAGGTCACTGCCATGGGCGTGGATGACAACAGCGTGGTCGGTAAGCAGAAGCTGCTCTACCAGGCCCAGACCGATGGCTTCAAGCGAGACGCGGAACAGAAAGCCGCCAAGCTGATGATCGACACCTGGAACGTGAGACGCACCACAGACTCTGACAACACATCTGCAACCAGCACCAACAAGTTGAGCGATGTGGATGTCGGTTCTGCAGTCGCCAAGATGTTGGCAGGTGTAGGGGTCTAAGCCAACACCAAGCCAACAGGGGAGCCTAGTGCTCCCCTTTTTCATATCAGGAGTCAGGACACAACATGGGACTTTTCAGTAGCAAATATGTGACCCAGGTTGGTACGTCTGTGACTCGGGTCATGGAAGACGACGCGCTTCCAAACGCCATCAAGACAGGTTCTCTTAAAGCGTTCTTCAGAGAAGGTGAGCTGACCGAGTACGTGATGGAAGAGCTGGCATCCAGCATTGGTGTTCGTGCCGAGCGGATGTACGACTACGCAGAGAACCACTACGTCCATGGTTTGCCTTCAGGCGAGATCTACTCAGCAACCCAGGGCAGGGCACAGGTAGAGGCCATCATCGAAGCTGCAGAGGGTCAGCAAGTTCTGATGAAGTACTCCAACTTCGGGCCACCCAACACCTTGCACATCGGCTGGATGAAGCTCATCAGCCAGTACGGCTACAACACCGTCACCAATGAGCTGGCTACGTTGTCTGCTCAAAAGGGCAAGACCGTCTACCTGGAAGACATGGTGGTCGTGGTTCCAGAGAGTCAATTCGACACGCTGGAATCGAGTGCTCTTGAGCTCTGGGGTACGTCACCTACGGCCGGCTACACGCCCAAACGAACGCTGAACATCAATGGCTTGGGTGAGCGATCGGTCTTCTCCCCAATCGTCAAAAGCGCGACTGCTATCGAAGTGCAGCTCAAGGTGACGTATGTGTGGGAAACCACTCCCAACAATTTCAGCACCGAATCGCTGACCATTTCGATTGCTGAATACGATCCTGCGGTTGACTACTTCCATGCAAAGTACGAAGTGAACGGTCAGCCCAAATACTGGATCTACGAGAACGACACCGGCACCTATCCAACCTTGGATGCAGTGTTCACTGAACAACCTGCTGTGTCTGGCTCGTATTTCCCGTTTGCCTACTTCCGGTACAACAAGCAGTCGGTGATCCAGGACAAGACAACCGATGCCTACAAGACCTCGAAGAAGATGGTCGAGTACATCGGAATGGACTACGACATGATGGCTGAGACCATCAACGAGAACCCTGACATCGCTGATGTCGAGCAAGCCATGCTGGTCATGGCAGTGTCTGCAGTCTCCACCGACAAGATCGAGTGCCAATACCTGTTCGATTACTTCGACACCCTGCATTACGACATGGATGGTGGAACGTCTGCTGCCGTTTCGAATGTTGGTTCAAGGGTTTTCAGGAGAGCTTCTGAAAGCCGGTCGATTGTCATCAAGGACAAGCAGTTCAAGATGGCGCTTCAGAACACCGGCATCTACAAGCGCTTGGTAGCCGGGACGATTGGTTCTGTCGGCACCTGCACCAGTGCCTATGTAACGACATCGGAAGAAAGAGAAGTCGTTGATCAAGAGACTGGTCTTGTGTCTTCGGTGTCGGTGCCAAACAAACGGCATGTCTACAAGAAGCAGATTGCACCTGGCTTGTGTGAAGAGATCACGGTCACAGATCTGAGGATGGTGTACTGGATCTTTGGTGAGTACACGACCACGGGTGATGAGAACGACGACATTCTCCTGATCCCGATCGACAGGACTATTTCAAGACGTTATCCGATGGGAGAACGTGAGCATTTGTATGCTCGGTCATTGCACTTCGTTTTCAACAGCCGGGTGGTCACGAAGGTCAAGTGGTATCAGACCGGTGTGTTCAAAGCCATCCTGATCATCGCTGCAGCGATCATGTCGCTGTATGACGGTGGCTGGACTCTGGCAACGATTCTTACGACGGCAGGTATCCAGGCATTGATTGTCACCATCATCGTGACGATGGTTGTTGGTGAGATCTTTGCAACTGTCTTTAAGCTGTTTGTCAAAGTCTTTGGTGCTGACGTTGCAATGGTGCTGGCCATTGTTGCCGTGCTGTATGGCGGCTACCAGATGATTCAGCATGGCTCGATCGCTGGTGCACCGTTTGCATCTGAGTTGTTGATGCTGTCTTCTGGTTTATCTCAGGCAGCACTGAGCGCCAAGATGAATGATCTGATGGGCGAAGCAGAAGCCTTTCGTTTGCTGGCTGAAGAAAAAACTGAATTGTTGGATAAAGCAGAAGATCTGCTGGACAACACTTCGTTTCTAAGTCCATTTGTGATCTTTGGCGAGAAGCCAGAAGACTTTTATAATCGGACTGTGCATTCCGGTAACATCGGAATAGTGGGTATCAATGCAATCTCCTATTACGTGGACATCGCACTCACCCTTCCCAAATTGAATGACACGTTAGGAGAAGAAATCTATGCCACCTAATTACATGAGCATGTCTGGCTATGGCCAGGGCTATCAACCTTTGGCCCCATTTGCCTTGACGCAACCTCAAGCGCTTCCTTTGACCCAACCAGGTGGCTTTCCCAGCTGGATGCCTGAGCCTGTTGCACCCGTTCAGCGGTCTTTTGCTACCGCTGCAGCAGTTGCTCCGGCGTTTAACTACGAGACGGACATGGCTGGCTTGATGCCTACGTCAACGCCTTTGGGTGGTACTGATCTGAGCAACGCTCAAATACTGCAGTCTGTAAATGCTCCCGGAAGCGGAAGCATGTGGGACAGGTTCTTTAACACTCGAGACCAACAGGGTTGGGGTGGACTGGCTTTGCAGGGTGCCTCGTCTTTGGCCAACCTGTACATGGGCATGAAGCAGTACGGTCTGGCAAAGGATCAGTTGAACTTCCAGAAAGACTCGTTCAACAAGCAGTACGCTGCCAACCAACAGTTGACCAACTCCCGTCTGGAAGATCGTCAAGCACGCCGTGTGCTTGAGAATCCAAACGCTACTCCAGTGGCTGACTACATGTCCAAGTGGGGAGTCAAATAATGGCCCAACCCATCACATGGCAGACCATCAACGCACCCAGCTTTGGTGAGGCTAACCGCCTCATGGGGCTGGCTCAGCAGTCGATCCTTGGTTCCTTTGATGGCGCCAAGACTGCATTGGCTGACTCCCAGGCCTTTGACAAAGAGCTGTGGAAACGTCAAGACCAGGAAGCTACGCAACAGGTCTTGGGCAAAATCTACCAAGCCAAGACGCTTGATGAGTTCAATGCTTTGAGGCAGTCAGGCGCATTGAATCAAACTGTTGCTGCAAACGGTGCTCGTATCGATCTTGCAGCTGTCAACGCCTTGGGCGATACCCGGCCTGGCGAGCTTCAGAAACGCGCTGTCGCTGATATTCAGTTCCGAGACACCATGCTGGATGACGCTCAAGCCGGTGAAGTGCGTCGCATCAATACTTTGGCCCTGTCCAATCCAAAAGCTGCTGCTGACGAGCTGGCCAAAAATCCGAATCTTCGCAAGTCCTTTGAGATTGCCAAGAACATTGATACCCAAGCAAATACCTTGGAAGAGCGTCAGCGTGCACGAGATCGGTTTGGCTTTGATCAGAATGAAGAAAAACGTAAGGATGCTGCTGAAGCACAACGTGCTTTGCTTCGACCAATTGAGCTGGAAAGCGCGCAGCTTGGTAATCAAGGCAAACGCATGCAAAACAGCTTGACTGGTTTGCAAATCAACGAAGCTAAGCTATCTGCGGCCGATAAAGCTGAAGCTCGCAGGCTTGACAACACTTTGGCCGCTGCTCAGCAAAATTACCTCACCAGCCGCGATGCTACTGGTCGAGACATGGGCGTGCTTGCTCAGCAACTGAGTTTGCCCATGACTTCTGTTGGGCATCCAGATTTTTCAAACATGACCCAAGATCAATTGGATCTATATGACAAGGCCGCTGCAGCTCTACCAAACAAGCTGCCCTTGTCAAAAGATTTCATGACTGGGGACACAAAGGTAGCCAATCAGTTTTATCAGAGCTTAGTGGATTCCAAACAATACACGCCTGCAACTTTGAAAAAGTTCAAAGACAGTATTCGTGGTGCTTTTGATACCAATGCGATTGGTGGTCGTGTCGGTAATGATGCCTATAACCGTGATTTGGCTGCTGCACAGAACCAGGTGGCATTTGACGCAATGAATGCCAATAACTGGTACGCCCCTGGCTCTCCCAATGCACTCAAAGACTATGACAATCTTGCCAGGGAAGTGGACAAGATGTTTGGTCCAAATGAAAGAGAAGATCTGCCGGATGTGCAAAAGTACTTGTCTGAGTTGGCTACCAAAGGCGTGGTTGTCGGTAAAGACAGCAAAGGAAAAGACATTGTTGTTACCCCTTCGGTAAACGATGTGCTTGGCGCTGTACGGAGTACTTACGAAGGCTGGAACATTTTCAATAGCGGACGAAAAAAGGACATCAAGAAGACACTGGAAGCTGCCCTTAAAACTCCCGAGGCTGCTACTCGATTCCAGCAAGGACAAGACGCAGAAGCGTATCGTCGTAAGCAGGCTGTTACGAAGATCCTTGGCGGCGAAAAATAAACCGCAATGGCCTGATAATAGGGGAGCATAGGGAACTGTGCTCCCTTTTTTATTGGGAGTGTTTGCTGACCACCCCAGAAAGAACACCATGGCTACTGATTTCAGAGACTACTTCAACAATCGGATCACCCAAGAAATAGAGAAGAATGCTCAGTTGGGCATCTCCTCAAGGTACGACCGGCTTCAGCAAGCAAGCCAGGAAAAAGCCGCTCAGCTCGCTGAGTTGCGAGAGCAAAGACTCAAGCTGCGGCAAATTCAGGAAGCTACGTTTGGTGCCAAACTTGGGTTGGATCCAGATGGGGTTGCCAACGAAGCAGTCAACTTGGTTGATTCGGTCTGGCAAGGCACCAAGAACACCGCTCGAGCTCTTGGCGCAGCAGGCAACACGCTGATTGGGGATCTCTCGGGTGTTGACGAATACGCTGCAGCACAAAAAGCAGATGCGGACGGCGGACCTACAGCCAAGATTGAGTTGCTGGCTGAAATCGAGCGCCGCAAACAAGCCGATGCAAATCCTGGCGTGGTTTCTGCAGTACAAAACGTGACCGGTGCGATGGTTGACAGTCCATCCGGCAGTGCTCAATTCATTGCAGAACAGCTTCCAAACAGTGTTGTTTCTTTGGGTGCTGGCGTCGCTGGTGCCAAAGCAGGTGCAGCAGGTGGCGCTGCTCTGGGTTCAGTGGTTCCAGTGGTTGGTACTGCTGCAGGTGCAGCGGTTGGTGGAACTCTTGGTTTCTTGGGTGGCATGTTCTTGGGCAACTCTTTGCTTGAGACTGGCGGTAAAGCCATGGAGAAAGCCCAAGACGGTGGAATGACCAAGGAAAAAAGAGTCGAAGCTCTGAAAGAAGGCGCAATCAAAGGCGGCGTGATTACTGCTGTCGATGCTGCAACTCTTGGCTTGGGAGGCAAGGTTGCAAAAGGTCTCAACAAAGCAGCCATTGACGCAGGCGCACGAGCTGAAGCAAGGGTGTTGGCAAATGCTGGGATCGACATTACTGATCTGAAGGCCATTGAAAGTGCTTTGGCAGATCCCCTGCTTCGTAGCGCAGCCAGAACCGCAGGGTTGTCTGCAGCTCAACAGACTTCAAAGATCGGTACTAGAAGCGCGACTGCTGCAACCGGTTTGACCATGGAAACGGTAGGCGAGGGCGCTGGTGAATACCTGGGCGAACTTGCAGCTACCGGGAAAGCGGACATCTATGACGCTGTGCTTGAGGCTGCAGCAGGCTTTTCTCAAAGTGTTCCTGAAACAGCCTTCAACATTCAAAGCGCACAGGGCAATGACTTAAACGCCAAAGGCATGTCTTCGGCGGACTTGTCGATTCCTGATCCTGTACAACCAAAGAAGGTAGCCGACGCCACCCGTTTAGAGGCCGTCAAAGCCGCGATCGAGTCAGGTGATGTCAGTGCCTTGGTTGATCCCAAGAGCGCTGTCTATGCCCCGGATCAGGCCATTGCTGCACTGTTTGGTAACAGCCAGAAACAAGGCGTCACGCCTGAGATCAAACAAGCCAACTTCGAGCAAGCCTCGAAGATTGTGTCTGAGCTGGAAGCCGAGCGTGCCAAGGCTCAGGAAGCCTACAACGAAGTTTCTCCGGAAGGCATTGCCCAGTACCAGAGTCAGCTGGCTCAAGCCAAAGCCGAAGGCAACCCAGAGAAAGCGGCTTTGCTGGAACAAATCGTTGCTGATGCGGCAAACAATCCTAAAGATGCTGAACGTCTGCAGAAGCAGATCGCTCGAATCGATCAGCAACTGGGCCGTGCTCAGGAAGTCCTGACCACGTTTGCTCAAGCAAACCAACCCAAGGATCTGGATGTTGAGGCTGAGGTTGCCAAGATTACGTCTGCTGATCCAGTGGCTTCACAAGATGCTGCGAACCGCATCATCAATTTGTCGATGGCTATTCCTGAGAGCCTGTCTACGGGTGTGGCGTCTTCACTGGCATCCGACCTGTCCAACGGTTTGTCGGAGTCTCAGCGTTCCTACCTGAGGACGTTTTCCAAAGCCCGTGCTGCAGAAAGCAAACTGAAAGACCTGGGGCTAGTTTCTCAGGAGATCTACCGTGGAAGCCCTAAGGGCGCACCTGGCATCAAGTACGTTGGCTTGACCAACTACCGAGCCAATGTGACCACGGCTTTGACGGCAGGCAATCAATCAGCTGCAGACAAACAACTGGGCATGCTGACTCGATTTGAAGCCAGTCACCAAGGCAAGGCTCAAGCGGCTTCTGAAGCGCTGGCTGCATTCGAGAATGACGGCATCAATCGCCGCATCGTTCGAAACAATTACGGCAGTTGGACTGTCGAACAAGGCTTGTGGCCTAGCGAAAAGCAAAGAGCATTGAACGGCGGTTTGAACATCAATGCCAATGCTGAAAAACTGGTTTCAGAAACCAAAACAGAAGCGGCCGCTATTTCAGCAACTGCTGCCGAATTGAAAGCAGCTTATGCAGTAAAGTTTGGTTCAGGTAATGCCGGTGGAGCCAGTAATGTCCAGAACGTACCGCAAGCACTCGAAGGAATTCAAAGAGCCGAAACGGAGCTTCGATCCGAAGCCCCGACGCAAGATGGAACCGCTGAGGGAGTTGCGACTACCGGAGGAGGAGCCGCTGCCGATGTTTCGGCCGATGCAACAGCTGGAACTGATGCTGTAGCAACTTATGACAGCATGCAGCCAGGTCAGCAAGTAACGCTGTACCGTGGTGAAGGGGTAGGCGTTGGTGGGAATGGCAACGACGCTAACGGTCAGTGGTGGACTACTGATCGAGCCAAGGCTGAGCGGTACGGCACCGTAACTGAAGTTACTCTTCCTGCCGAAATCATTGCTCAGAACGCTGCTCGTGGAGACAAGAGCAACAACGAATTTGTTTTTCCGAACAAGCGTCCGGCTGAGCTTGCTGCTGCAGCAACTGAGGAGGCTCCGTCCTCTGCTGCGAGCACTGTAGGAACTGCTCAACTGCAGTCTACTGAGGAGACTACCACCTCGTCTGAAGGGGTCGTTCCGGGATCTGAAGCGGTCGCAGAAGCTGTGGAGCCTCAAGGGCTTACCGCACTCCAACAGAAGTCCCTGGAGGGGACAGCTCACGGTGACAAGAAGCTGGGTGATTTTTTCACCCAGTCTGCTGGCAAGGAGACCGATGGCTCCAAGCGTCCTCTGGTCGCCGTCAAGAACTTCATGTCAGCTGTAGCTCTGGAGACTGTGAAGATCAGTCAGTACCTCAAGGATCAGAACCTGGGTGATGGTCCCAAGTTGCTGGTATGGACCAAGTTCGTGGAAAAGGCTGCAGCCTGGGCACCGATCATCACTCGCAACCTGAAACCAACTCACAACGAGAAGTTCAACTACGAAGATCCTATGCGCTTCCTGATCCAGTCACTGACAGTGAATGGCAGGACAGTGGCCGATGTTGAGGAGAACGTGAAGACCGCGATCTCTGCTGCAGTGTTTGGCTACACCGCCGATCAAGCAGGGCGTGCAGAGCTGAATGACGACAAGGCGATCAACAAGATACTTAACCGTGCTCCAGATTCTCCGGTCAGTTCCGATGCAACTGCAATGCTTGCTGATGTCGGTGTTTACCAGTCGCAAGTGATCGACTCTCTTGGTTCGGCTGTCATTGATGCGCTGGGTTTGAGACTGGACCGAAATGCACCTAAAGACATGCTGGCCAAGATGCAGGTGTCATTGGGCGCACATGCACTGAAGCTGATGGAAGACGCCGAGCTGCTGGTTCGCAGCGAGCGCACCAACGATGAGATAAACAAGCTTCGTTCAGAAAAGTTGTTTGAAGACAGCGAGTCTGGTAACCAGACAAATGAAACAGCTTTCTCCACTGACAATACTAAAGGCCATATTTTCTACAAGCTGACTCGAGATAGCTCAGGTCAGCCCGTTGGTAAAGCCAAAGAGATTGCTGATGCAATCAAAGGCTCACAGAGCTTGATCCAGAACCTGTTTGGTATTGAGTCGAGCCTGTCGTTCCCAAGCCTTACACCGCCCAAGGGTTTGCAGAAGGAATCTGATACAGGCATGGGCTTGCCTGGTTTCATCAAGAAGGTGTTCAAGCTCAATCAGACTCGTCCCTGGAAAGCCAACAAAGATCCATTGAAGGTGCTGAGTTTCTTCTCTGAGGAAGAGGGCTTGACGATGGCCGGCGTTGAGGATTCAAGTGAACACACTCACCGACGCAACCTCAACAGCAAGCGTGCAAAGAACGACGGCTTGATCCGTGAGTTCCGCAACTTTATGGAATTCGTGGGAGAACTGGCTACGGGTGAAAAGGGTATGGATCAGGAGTTCTTCCTGAGCCAAGAGATGTGGAAGCAGCAGCGTTCGGGCTACAAGTCCAACACTGTCAATCCCAACACCAGCAAGATTGTTCGCTGGCTTGTGGCTCCTGATGCTTGGAGCACAGACATCGATCTGAACAACAAAGCCCAGCTGCAGTCTTTTATGCTGCGTGCATCGGAAGGCTTTGGCATCAAGCCAGAGAAAGCAGACAGCCAGAAGGCAGTCGATGATCTGACTGCAATGATGCAGACCCCGGCAATGCAAGCTGCAGTGAAAGCACTGCAAGCAGTTTTGTTCTCGGACAATGCTCAGCCTACTGAACAGCAACGCACTGACATCATGCAAGCAGTGGCTGCTGGCAAACAAAAGCTGCACACGCTGGCTTCATTGATTGCCTATGCGCGCTACCAGCAGGCCGTGGACACCAAAGCAGACAGCTTCACCACCAACCTAATGGGTGAAGTCGATGGTGTGTCGAACGGTTCGATCCTGAACTCGATCATGTACGGTGCTGCTGCAACCGCAGAGCAACTGAACATGCTGCTTGAAAAAGGCGGCATCTACACGCTGGGCAGCAAGTTCCGCCAGTACAACCTGTGGAGAGGTACTCCAGGCCACCAGGACATCTACGAGTCCAACGCTCAAGACTTGCACACCTACGTCAACTCGATGCCTAAAGGCACTCAACCTGTGACAGCTGCGATCTGGAACACTGCTGGTTCCCCGATCGACGCTGCAATGGAAGCAACGAAAGACGGCCGTGATCTGCTCAAGGGCCCAATCAACCCGCTGAACTACGGTGGTGGCTTCAAGAGCATCATCGGCAAGATGGCCTACAACTACGTGGACACCATCTACGAAAAGCTGGAAGGCTTCTCACGCAAGGGTGCTGATCAAGCCACGGTCAACGAGTTCGTGCGCAACGTGAACGTGCTGCTTGCTGCAGTCCGTGCACCTCAGATGCCAACCGGCAGACCGATTGCTTTCTACTTGGGGTACACGTTGTCCAAGGCACAGGAAGCCGCTTTGCGTAAGGCTTACTCCGACACGATCGGTGTGGCTGCAAAGGAAGTGGTCGGTGCCAACTTCAAGCCATTCCTGGATCGAAGCAAGCTGGTGACGCAGACAGTCAACCTGACCTATGGCTTGTACGAATCTGTTTACAACGCTTCCCGTGAAGCGATGATAAAAGAGATGGGCATCCCTATGTTGAAGGGTGAGCCTATCCATGATCTGACCGTGGCTCAGGAAGCAGAACTGGCCGAGCGACTGAAGGCCATCCTGCCTGTCATGCACACGGCAATGTCCAAGGACGAAGGCAATGTCGACAACGGCATCTTGCTGGCCAAGAAAGGCCGCAAGCAGAACAACAGTGCACCATACAAGGTGGCAGTTGGTTTTGGCTCCAAGCTTGGAAACGGTGCAAGCCAGCTGACTGCATCTGGTCGTTCGATGGTTCAGACCGATCCCGGTGTGATTGCCATCTCCGGTACGACACACGCTCTGGATAGTGCTGTCTCCCACGAAGCACAGGAAGCCAACCATGTTCTGAACAACCACGATGCGGTGGGTGCTGGCATCAATGTGCTGGCTGAATCAGCCGAGCTGCTGAACAAGAGCACCTGGTCCAAGACGCTCAACTACTCTCCGCTGAATGAAGCCCACGATGCACTGATGCGTGTGGTTCAAGGCATTGTTGCCATGGATCAGCGTGGTGAGTTGACGCCCGAGATCAAGGCAGCGATCAAGGAGAAGCTGAAAGAGCTTTCCAAGAAGAGCCGTGGCAGCAAAGTCGAGTCGATTGTAGACACGACTGCGTTCAACATCTTCAGTGAAGCTTTGGAAGCCAACCGCATCAAGTTTGGTGCGATGGCTCAATGGGCTGTGGTCGATCAGTACCCCATGGACGGCGGCAGCTACCAAGTCACCGATGCCGATCGTCAGGAAGCTCAGGCCAAGCTCGATGCGTTGAGCCCGGTTCGTTCAGAAGCCGATCGTCAAGCACTGGATGCTTTTGCTGCTTCGTTGTTCGGTTCGGGAGCCGTGAGCGCCGCGCCGGTGGCACCGGCACCGGCAGCGGCTGCTCCCAAGGCGACCGTCACCAGTTTGTTTGGTTCGATCGGTACTCCGGCCATTGCCAGCGACACCGACCTGGTGGAGTTCTTCGAAAGTAATCCTGAAGCGTCGGCTGCTGAAGTCATCAAGCTGCTGGGAGCCGAAGGACGGATGAATGCCATCAACCGCAAGATTCTGGGTCTGGTGGCTCGTGTAGTGAGCCCGGACCTGAAGATCAAGTTCGTCACGCCTCAGACGGCACCAAGCATGGTGTTGGAAAAACCAACCACCAATGCTCGTGGCTGGTTCGTGATCAAGGATGGCCAGGAAGAGATCTACGTTCTGAGCCCTGAGTTCGTGAACTCCGGTCTGACGACTGAGACCTTGCTGCACGAGCTGGTGCACGCTGCAGTGGCCCGTGTCATCGACAAGCCTTCCAAGGAAGCCGAAGCACTGGTAGCCGAGCTCGAGGCTCTCCGAGTCAAAGCTCAGGAATTTGCAACGGCCAATGGCCTGACTCAGTACGGACCAGCTTTGGCCAATGTGCAGGAGTTCGTGGCTTGGGGCATGAGCAACTTGGGTCTACAGCGTGATGTGCTGACCAAGATCACAATGCCTTCCAAGACAGGTTCAAACCGTCTGGTCAACGGCATGCAGAAGTTCATCTCTGCGCTGACTGGTCTGCTGTTCAAGAAGCCCGATGCCAACATTGACAACGGTCTGGCCGTACTGGTCAGCAACGTGTCTGGTTTGTTCTTCGAAGCCTCTCAGGTCAACGCTCGTACCGGGACCAACCTAAACCTGGCTCAGGAGACGGTTGCACCGATCGATGCCTACACGACCCTGGACATCCACCAGGCGCTCGATAACGGCACGCTGGAGCCATCGTTCAAGGCCCACCTAGCCAACCTCCTCGGCGGCATCGTTCAGAGCCTCCACGGCCCGTTTGGTGCGTTTGCGGCATCCATGCGCAAGACCGAGGCTGGCAACCCTCTGGCGGTATGGCTCAAAGCCATGGAGACAGGGCAGGCACCGTTCGCCTCACGGATCGTGGCATCCGGTTTTGCAGGGTCTGCACAGGAAGATTTTGCAATGCAGCAGGTGGAAGCCACTGTCAAAGCCGCACTGGATGGCAACGAGGCGCTGACCAAGATTGCCTACAAGCAGCTCTCCGACCTCTACACCGAGGTCAAAGGCAAGTTGAAGCCGTTCGACTTCAAGTCTCAGGCAGACTACGATTTCGTCTTCAAGCTGGAGAGCGACAACGGCGATCGGTCGGACTACCTGGCCCGCTTTGCAGCGTTGGGTCTGGCCAATCAGCAGTTCAATTCCATGCTGAAGATGGCTACTGAGCGTGACACACGACGCTTTGGAGAAGGCCAGACCTTCACTGAGCGACTGGAGAACATCTTCGAGAAGATCGTAGCGTTCTTCACTGAGAAGGTAACGAAGACTTTTGCTGGCCAGAATGCCGATGCAAAGCTGGAAGCACTGGTTGGTCAGCTGGTGGACATCGAAGCCAAGAAGCGCCATCTGATCAAGCGCAACGCCACACGCATCAACTATCTGGCTCCGGTGGAAGATGGTGCACGCAAAGCTACTGAAGCCGTTCGTTCAGTTGTGGGTCGCGCTGCGGACTCAGACTTTGTGCGAAACAACCGCTTAGCTACGGTCCGTGCTGTGGGCAGTTTGGTTCGGACTGTTGCTGATGATCGGGTTGATGGTTTCCTGGATACCCTGCAGCGTTACAGGGACTCGACCTACGAAGGTCGCCAAGGCATTACTGCTGGTTTGATCTCGGATTTGAAAGGACCGCTGAATCACTTCGCTGCGTTGTTGCGTGAAACCAAGCGCCATGAAGGTGAGCGCAAAGCCATCATCACCCAGCACTCTCAGCTGGCGCTGAGCACGTTCATCAATGCAGGCAAAGACCTGAGCAAGGAAGCCAAAGCAAGCATCTCGTCTGTGTTCCTGCGGACTGGTGCACACAACCTGTTAGACACCATGACGCTGGCCGAGATCGAGAAGCTGATTGGTGATCCGGCCGAGTTGAACAAGGCCATTGCATCTGTGGAAAGCCAACTGACTGGCAAGCTCAAGGATCGTTACATTGAGCAAGCCAACGCACTGGGTTACTACAAAGCAACCGGCAAGTCCCGCAATCCTGTACTGATGCTGAACTCTTACCTGATTGCTCGTATGGCAGGCACTCAGTTCAAGAAGCAGGTGACAGAGCAGCAAGCAAAGCAAGCTGAGCCGATCATTGCTTCACTGGTTTCGTTGTACGCCTTGAAGTATTCCAGCGTTCAAGACCTGGCTCAAGCCAAGCAGGTGTTCCGCACAGAGAACAACCGGCCGGCCGGCAACGGTGTGGAGTTTGTGCTGAAACTGCACAAGCAGATGGAAGCAGAGTCTTTGGCTCGTCTGTTCAAGGGCAACCCTGCACTGATGATCCACGGCTACACGCCTGAGATCTTGAACCCTCACACAACCATTGCGATTGCTGATGCAGCCGAAGGTGCGAACCTGGAAGCCCAAGGCTACTCCAAGGGCGGTTTGGTGACTCAGGATATGGCTGACCCTGACAAGTCCAGCAAGCGGATCTATGTACTGCGTGATGGTGGTTTGGCTCCGTACCTGACAGGGGTGTTTTCACTGACTGGTTTGCAGGCCAAAGGCACTAAGAAGCAAAGCGGCTATGTGAACGTCAACACCCAGGCTGGACTGGACAACGCAAATCTGCAGGCCGAGATCACCAATGCCAAGCTGCAAACGCTTCAAGGCAAGAACGATCCACGCCGAGATCTGTCTCAGCAGTCTGGCAACCACCTGGTGCCTGTCTTCAACGAGGTGGGTGACATCGTGAACTGGCGCTACATGATGGCCGAGTCCACCAAGAACGATCTGCTGGAACGAGACAACCGGTTTGAGAACATTTTGGGTGCGTTGGCTGGTTCGGTCTATGACAAAGAGACTACGCAGCAGCAGAACTTGAAGGCTGTCGAAGTCTTGCTTCAGCAGTTCAACGATGAGTTTGCAACCCGGAGCGAGTCGTACATCGAGGTAGGTGAGAACAGCTCTGATCCCGAGATGCGAGCCATCTGGAATTTGTTGCCGGATGTTACTAAGCGTGATGTGAAGAAAGTCTGGGGACGCAACGGGATGAAGGTCCGTGTTGATGCACTGGATCTGATGTTTGGATACCGCAAGCTGTCTGCAGCCGAGTTCTTGAGGAACGATCCTGCGACGCTGCAAGGTCTGCAGAAGATCCTGCGCGAGTGGTTCAACACCTACGCACGGTCTCGCGGCATGAACGAGCAGGAAGCCGACAACTATGCCAAGCGTCTCGGTTTGGCTTTGACCAAAGGCGAACGTGCATGGCAGGAGCTGGTCCGGGAAGCCAAAGACATCATCGTGGTGAAGACCGGTATCGTGATGCTGGGCAACATCTGGTCGAACATCTCCTTGCTGGCGATGTCTGGTGTGCCTCTCAAGGACATGATGCAGCACCACTTGGTGGCCATGAAGGGGGCTACGGCCTACCAGCGGGACAGTGATCGTCTGGCTGAGCTCGAGACTGTTCTGCAGGTGGGCTACAGCGCCAACGACGAGCAGAAGATCCGTGACGAGATCGTCCGCTTGAAAGACTCGCTGGCACGCAACCCAGTTCGTGAGCTGATCGAGGCTGGCTTGATGCCGACCATCGTGGAAGACGTTGCGGCCGAGGAAGACATCTACTCGTACAAGAGCGCCTTGGCACGCAAGACAGAGCGGTTCACCGAGAAGCTCAACCCGAACATCCTGGCAGCAGGACGGTTTGTCTACATGTCACACGACACGAAGATGTACCAGTCGTTGAGTCGTATCACGCAGCTGTCTGACTTCGTGGCTAGATACACGCTGTACCAGCACCTGACGACGCGCAGCAACAATCCGCTGAGCCAAGCCGACGCAATCCAAGAGGCTTCTGATGCGTTCGTGAACTACGACATTCCGATGCACCGTGGCATTCAGTTCACCGATGACATGGGCTTTACACCGTTCACCAAGTACTTCCTGCGCATTCAACGTGTGCTGTTGAAGCTGGCTCGTGAGAATCCAGCGAGAGTCTTAATGGCGCTTGGTTTGAACAGCTACATGGATCTTGGGCCCATCGTTCTGGATAGCTCGTTCACGCACAAGATCGGGAACAATCCCTTCAGGTCTGGTGCATTTCAATTCCCTGGGGCACTGGATGATTTGGCTACAGTCAGTGCAGGCATGGCACTGATCAAATAAAAGAGAAGCCCCTGTCTCGAAAGAGCAGGGGCTTAGTTATTGGTGATCGTCTCTCCGATCTGTCAAGCCGTTCTGCTGGACTTCTGCTCTCCAGGCTTTCTCATGACGCAATTACAAACAATCCAGCTTGTGCGGCACCCCGTCTCTTGGGCCGACAAGGGCAAGCATTGCTGCCTGCGCGAGTAATTCACTATCAGAACTGAGGACTGCTCACATAAAGCAGTGGTCTTTCAACTTTTCAACGTGACGTTGCTACAACGGCGCTAACCCGTTGCCAGTCCTCAGATCTGATAGCCACACCTTACGGGTGTGAGTCGGTCTGCCGGATTTTATAGCCCTCCTGCAGACGCTGCCGGGCTTGTTACTTGATGAGGATTTCCTCAAGCTTTCCACCCTTCGCCAGGTGTGCTTCAACCCATTTGGGTTTACGTCCTCGACCGGACCAGGAGTTGGTTCCGGATTGATACTTCATGGCCACCTTGGCTCGACCAGTAGCAGTGATCTTGACTGGCTCACCGAAGCTCAAGTCTCGTACACGGATGCCGTAGAATTTGATCTTTTCGTTGATGTCTTCGATCGCAGCAGATCTTTCCTTGGAAAGAAGAGCGTCTCGTTCTTTTTGTAGAGTCTCGATCTGTTTCTGCAGATCATCGAGCTTGTTGGCCATCGGTATTCCTTTCGATTTGGGCGGTTCGTGGAAGAGGTTTTCAAGAGCCTTCTTGGGTTCCTCTTCCTTCGCCTTTTGACGGGCGAGATGGTACTGATTCGTGCTCACAGTATTCCTTGATACAGAGGGCAATGATCGCTATGACAGCTGCGCCCAACAGGACTGCTCCTGCTACGGCAACGAGTGCTGAGATGAGCGCACCTCCAACCAATAGTACAGTGAGAACGAGGATTGAGGCTAGGGTATAGCCGATCCCTTTGAGTACGCCCATTCCTCCGACCTATTAGTTAAACAGGCTGGTAGGGGTCTTTGCAACAGCAACTTCGTCCGTAGCAAACGGAGGCTCTTCAACCGCAGGCGCTTGTTCTTCAGCTGCTTTGGTTTCAGGAGGAGTGGGAACCACGGTCAACACAGGCTTGACAGAATCGTCAACCGAGTCTTCAAAGCCAGGGATCGGCTGACCAACATCTTCGATCGAGATGTCGGCAGTGATGCCAGACTCTTTGCGGCCGGCAGTGAACGAGATATCCACGGACTTGCCGCTCAAGCTGATGCCTTGAGTGGTGATGTACTGCTTCAGTGCAGCAATGATCTCAGTCTGTTTGAGCTGAATTTGCATTGGTTTCTTTCTTGGTTTGTGCCTTGATGAAAGGCAGCATTTGTTGAAAAGCGTTGCAGGATATGCCCGCATAGATGGCAGCAACAGCATCGGCCATGTGCTCGGCTTTTGCCTCACTCACGACGCTTGCACCGTTCTGCTTGTACATGGGCCAATTGGCTTCGGGATGCTTGGCCATGGCCCATCGAATCATGTCTTGCTTTGAGGCTGTCTTGTTGCCTACAGAAGCAAGCTTTACTTCGTTTGGGGTCACTTCGAAGAAGGGGATACCGTTCGCTCTCAACGCCCCGAGGACGCCCACACAGACTCCATAGGAAGCCATTGCCCGAGCCGACTGGCTACCGACAGGAACTTCTACAAAGACTGCGTGAGCGCCCTCTGCTGCGGTGACGGCACCCTTGTACAGCTGGAATGCTGACTCGAGATCGGTGCTATTTTGACGAACCTGCTTGCCTGTAGGCAACACCGGATTTGTCAAGTTGAGCAACTCGATTGTGAGTTTTTTGGTTTCCAGGTTCAGGGTGCCAACCGCCAGACCCCAGTTCCGAAGACTGGGATCCTGCCCGACCACTTTGATGATGTCAGTGGACTGGCTCATCAGGTGCTGCGGGTGAGTCGTCAATCTCTACACCGAAGGGCAGAGTACCGAGCTCCATCAGGGCCAGTGACAGGCCCATCAGAAAGCCCTTGTGCAGATCGCCCGACAGGATTTGTGGGGCTTCGTTGTTGAAGGTGACTTCGACGCCTTCAGGCATGGACAGCATGTGCTCCAGGGTTTTGACCTTGGACTCATGCCAGCCACTCAACAGCTGGATGAACTGGTCAATGTCTGCAACCACTACGGTTTCTGGCTTCTGGTTCATACGAGCATCCAATCATCAGACAGCATGTCCGTTTGTGAAGCCAGCCAACCCATCAAGATGCCGACACGCCCGTGAGCGTTGACAGTCTTCATGGTGATCGCTGGCAGAACCAGAGCCTTGCCACCGTTGTCCGTTGCAAAGTCTGCGTTGTTCTTTGACCAGAAGTTCTCTGCAGCCACCAAATGGCCATCCAGAGAGCCTGACAACGACAACCACATGCCTTTGCCATTCCAGCCGGCTCGAGCAACCTTGTGACCCTTTTTGAGGGCTTCCAGTGCCAGGCCGAAGGTCATGCCATCGGTAGCGCCATAGGCGTTGTTGAAGACTTCTTTAGGACTCCAAGACACGTAGCCGTTGTAGTCTGGCGTGTTGGGAGAACCGCCATCCAGATACTCGACCAGGAAGCCTTCGTCAGCACCGTTCTCGTTGGCTGGAAGATCCCAACCACGGAAGGTGTTGTACTCGGCCCGTGTCATGGGCTTGGCATTGATCAGCTTGACACCGATGTACTGTTTCATGACAACCCCGCTTCAAAGCGGCGCTGCTTGAGCAGGTAGCCTTCCAGATCCCAGAGCTTCTCGAATGCGTTGTCATACGCAATCTTCTCGCCAATGGCTTGGTTGAAGTTGGCTGGGTCAACGCAAGCGCTGGTGCCAACCAAGGTGTAGCCGTTCTCCAAAGTGATCTGGCAAACGGTCGTGGTGCTGTCAGGCAAGCGCGTGTAGGTAGAGGATTTCACCTTGGCTTGCATGTCGGCAACAGTGATCCGGTTAGGAATCACGTTCTCTTGGTTCTCAGTCATGTGATCTTTCTTGACTGGTCACTCAGCAGCAGGAGCAGGCTCTTGTGCAACAGGGGCTTCAGCAGGCTGCAGTTGTGGAGCAGCTTGTTGCTGGATAGCGCCGATGAGACCGGCAACTTTGTCATAGGGCTGAGCGCTCAGAGCACCCAGAATGATGTTGGTCGCCTCGACGTTCAGCGTCAGAGTGATGGGAGTTTGCGGATTGATTTGCATGGTTTTCCTTGTTGGAGTTGAAAGAGAAAGGATGGCCGAAACCATCCGTCAGGAGTCACCAAGAATCAAGCGAACAGGCTGGTCGTAGGCTTCTTGGCTGCAGCTGCAGGAGCACCTGCGGCTTTGGGTGCACCAGGAGTGCCGGAAGCACCCTTGGCCTTCATCTTCACGGTGCCGCTGTGCTTGGCATCCCAGGTGTCGATGAACGTAGCGCTCTCGGCTTGAGCACGGATCTCGGCAGTCGTCATGCGATCCTTTGCACGGAACAGCTTGTCGATCTCGTTCTCGTCACGAGTTTCACCAGTGGGCTCGTACACACCGGCATCGTTCTTCTTGGTCTTGTCGACCGTCTGACGCAGCACGCCGACGATGATCTCTTTGCCCAGCAAGTCCATCAGCATCTCGACCTTGGTAGGCACTTCCGACTTGGCTTCGGCCGAGTAGACGTTGACCACCTTGGTTTCGGTGTCGAGCTGGGAGATCTCCTTGCCACAGGTCAACAGAGCCAGGCTGTTGGCGTGGTTGAAGCCAGGCAGGTAGAACTTCTCGCCGTCCTTCTCGTAGTAGTTCTTGCCACCCTTGGCAGTACCAGAAGTCATCCAGAGGGTTTGGCGAATCTCACGGCCGGCTTCGGTCTTGAGGTTCAGCACGAGACCCATGGCACCACCAGCGGACTTGGTGACGTAAGCCAGGGCTACGGTGGATTTGTACAGACCGGAGTCCAGGGGACCGCTGGAGCCTACCGAGTCTTTTTCTTCGGTGACGGAATCATCGGTGGAGAGGTTTGCAAGCAGAGACATGATGTTTTCTTTCAGGTTTGGTTAAAGGTTGGTTTTGGTTTTACTGTGCTCACGCATAGTATTCTTTCAGCCGGTCCAAGACCAACTGGATATTGTTGTCGATAAAAGTTTCCTTGGTATCGAACAACCCGAGTGGACCACGCAGACGTTCATTGACCGTCTCTTTGGTGATCTTGGTTTGGAAGACGTACTTGAATCCAAGTGCTTCCTCTTCAGGAGTAATGGTCAGCATGTCTGAGCCATAGTCCTTCAGCGCTTTGAGTGCCACTTTCTTGCTGGCAATGACAACGGTGAAGTAGGACTCCAGGCCGTTGTTCTTCAAGGAGCCCTTCACAGGAACCTTGGTCTCCATCAGCATCTCCGATTCGTTCAACGTGTCAGAGGTGTGCGCAGTGAAGATGATCCGCTTGGTAGAGCGAGCCACGTACTGCTGCATCAGCGCTTTGAAGTACTGAGCGAACTGACCCCAGGCCTGCATGCCGTTGCTGGAATTCAGCACGTACAGGCTCTCGTACATGTCGAGCAGGTACGTAAGGGAGTCGATGATGATGGTGTGGATCTGAGGTTGAGTCTCAGCCCAGTCGAATGCCTCGTTGATCTGAAGCGGATCAGTGACCGTCTTCTGAATGAACTTGGCTCTGAATGGAAGCCGCTTGCCGGCCTCACAGTTCAGATACAGCACGCCTTCAGGATCTTTGAGACCCATCAGCGAGGATGATTTGCCGGTAGCAGATTTGCCACACAGCAGGACCAGATGGTCGTTGGTGTCGGACATGGTTTTCCTTGTTTGGTTTACCGCAGGAGCGCCGGAGAGCGCTTCCCGATTTAGCGTTTCGACAGAGCCTTGGCCACTGTGATCATGATGGTGCTCATGACCTCGGCTTCGTCCAGCTTGTCAGCGATCTTGTTGTTCAGCGTCATGACTCGCTGGCGGATGTTTTCGAAGTCGAAACCACCATCCAAAAGAATCATTGCGTAGCGCAACAGCATGTTGTTGCGGTTGCCGTCACCGATGTTGTTGATCACCCAGCGCTCCAGGTTGTCCATGGATTGCTGCGAGTTCATCAGCTCTTTGCGCTCTTCGTTCTTGCTGGTCTTTGGAATGAAGGGCAGGGCGTCGAGCACATCACCTTCGTTGTACTCATAGGTGCCGTCGTGAGACAGCCACTTGCGTGCACGTTGGTTCGTTGCTGTGTCCACTTCGAATGGGAGCCATTCGTAGATGTTGGACATGAACTCTTTGTAGTCCTTGGCATCCATGGCCAACTCGTAGTTGATTGGCAGGATGATGCGGAACCGGTTCTCTTCTTCAGTGTGGCGCTTGGTCGTGTAGATCAAGAACTTGTAGTTCTTCATCAACAGCTTGACCGTGCTCATGCTGACACCGCCATCAACGTCGATCACCACCAGGTTGAAGCCTGGGATGCAGTTTTCTTCGTTGCGGTAGCCACCATTCAAGTGATGCGCAACCCAATGCAAGCCAGGGGCTTGAGTGAGTTGGTGCAGCTTCTCGAACGGTGCGTACTCGTTGCGGTAGTCAGTTGTGATGTCGGTGCTGTAGCTCAACACCATCTTGGACAAGTCAGTCTCTTTGAGCGTCTCGCCCCGCAGGAACTCGATGCCGTCAGAGAACGACTTCTTGATGATGATGTTGTTCTTGTAGCCATAGGCAATGGCCAGAGACAGCATCTCCGACTTCTGGCCTGTGGCTCCACGGTAGAACGGCAAGTCTTCGACCAGATCAGCCTGGGTCACATCACGCTTGCAAGTAGCGATGTACTTGGCCAGCTTCACGTAGGGACGGTCACGGGTCAGCAGCTTGTTGAAGGCGTTGCCTGACTCCTCGGCCAGCTTGATGGCTTGGTACAGATGCTCCTGGGTCAACTCGGGAGAGTCGTCAATGAAGGCATAGGCACCGGCCAACTTCAGGGCCTTGAAGTAGCGGTGAGAGATCTCGGCCTTCTTGATCTCTTCGTGCTCTGGGTAGAGCTCGGCTTCACGCTCACACTTCAAGCGGTACTCGATCAGCAGCAGACTGGTTTCCTTGCTGACGATGAGGCGCTTGTTGACGTTGATGATGTCGGCCAGCGCTTCCAGCTTGTCCGACAGCTCGTCCAGGTAGGTGTTGCTGTCCTGGTTTGTCAGCTGGACGTAGACCTCTTCAGGTGTCATCTCAGTGGACTTGTTGGACGCTCGGCTGTAGCCGAAGAAGCAGCGGCGTGCGTAACCGGTCTCGAGCATGGAGTACAGCTCTTCCTCGGTCTTGCTGCCGTTGAGCAGTTTGGCTGGGGTGCCAAACAGCATCATGTTGGTCGGAGTGCGACCAACGATCTCTTCGTTGCGAACGCTGTCAGCGGTGTTCTTGATCAGCTTCTGCTTGACCAGGCCTACGTCGTACAGCTCCAGGAACGTGTTCAAAATCTCGACGTTGCCAACCAGGTTGGAACCAATCTCATCGATCTGCAGGTTCATCGAACCCGCATCAGCCATGAGCAGCTTGTGGCGCATCTGCTTGACCGCAGGTGCAGTACCTGAGTCGAAGCTGAACATCAGCGAGCCAAGGCTGTCGAATTCCTTCTGCACGCGCACCAGCTCTTCATCGGGGTCAGTGCTCTTGCGGTTGGCTCGTTTGAGTGCCAGCTTTGGCAGGTTGTTTTCAGCCAGGATTGGGAACGTCTCTTCGAGGAAGCGTCCACGGAACTGGTTGATCACCTGGTTCTCCATGATGTTGGTGGAGAAGCCCTTGCCGGAACCTGATGTGCTCAGGTTCAAGGCATACATGTTCACAGGGATGTCCCCACGATCATGGGTGGCAATCGTGGTTCGCATCATCGAAGCCACCAGGCTGAAGTAGTAGCCCACCAGCACACGGAAGAACAACGGGTTGCTGTTCTGGGTCTTGCTGCACAGGATCTGCACCAGTTTTTCTGAGGCTGGGTGGTACTCCATCTCGTCAAAGGTTTTCATGAGTTTCTTTCTTGGTTCAAAGGATGAGATCACCCGCTGCAATCAGTTGATCTTTTTGGGTGCACGCTGCAAATGCAGGGCAGTACTTGCATGCAGTGACTTGGCCAGGAACCTCTTTGACGATGCCGACGTTGCCGTCTTCTGAAAGACGGATGATTGCGTCTTGCATCGTGTCGAAGTTCTTGGTGCTGCGAGCAGTCTTGTCAGGGTTCTTGTAGTACTTGAAGACCGGCTCACTGCGCCACAGCTCTGAGTCATCACATTGAGGAATCTCTTCTTCAGGTGCATCCCAGTACTGTTCGATCAAAGCCAGCTTCTTGCGGATGTAGGCTTCGGTCTCGTTGAGTGACAGCAGATCAAATGACTGCTTGTGGAACCGACGAGGTGGATAGCCTGGATCGGTTTTGACCATTGCACCTTTCCAGTCGGTGAAGATGTAATGAATGTCCATCTGATCCTGGTGGATCTTCTTGGGATCAAGCCAGCGGTAGATGCTGCCTTGCAGTGGAAACTTGTCAGCACCGGTTTGGTTCTTGTAGGTGAACACTGAGGTGGACTTGAAGTCCTGCACTCGGCCTTCACCAATGAAGTCAAACTTGCCGGTGATTTTCCACTTGCCCAGTTGGCGGCTGAGTCGCTGTTCCAGGTAAATTGGAATTGACTCGACGCCATCGGCTGCAAGGTCTTGCAACTGTTCGTCAGTTGGGTTGATTCGGATCTTGTCGATGACTCGCTGAGGCAAGCCAATGTTTTGCATGGCTTGCTTGTAGTTCGACATCCACGCACGTTCGATGCCGTCGTGAATGGCAGTACCCATCCGGCTGTTCATCATGTCGGCCAGGTTGACCAGGCCTTCACCTGGAGGAACTCGAGTCGGCAGAATGATTTGTCGGAGTGGTTTCAGCAGTGTAGTTGCGCTGATGGTATTGGGATCATTGTCATGATCGTAGTGATCGGTGGCCAGGAATACTGCTAAGGCCAAAGGAACTTCGGATACGTTTGCGTAAATGGCGGACATGGTTTGCCTTTGTTGGTTTATCGAAGAAGCGGACGGAGCCGCGTGCTTGCTTAC